TACCCTGTCGCTCAGGCTTCCTCCCCTCTACGTGGCAACACCACCCGCATGGTTGGTGGCCCGGGCCACACGTCTTGATCGAGGCACAACTTGTACTGCGATAGGGTCACGTCGAGCTGCTGGTTAGCAATGTCGATGAGTTCCGTGGATGCCTTCACCCACTGCGACAGATGTGGCGCTTGCATATCGACAACTAGGAAGTAGAAGTCGATGTCCTCTTGGCCGGTGATCTGCTCAAGACCGTAGGTGTACCAAGCGGCCTGCTTGTCGTAGCCAAAGCCAAAGAACTTGTGGTCGAATTTCGAGAAATCGCTGGTCGTCTTTAGATCCACGATGGCTGGTCTGCCCTTGATCTCGGTTATCATGTCGGGGCGCCCCTTGCATTGCACACCGTCACGTTCCCAGAACATGGACGCTTCGATAACCTTCGCTGCCGTCACCATCTGGAGCAGCGGCTCCACTGCCGCACAAGCGCCCTCTACTTTTGCCGCCTCTTCCGGCTTTAAGATAACCTTGCCAATATTCTCTTGGCAAAAGTTCTCCCAAATTAACTCTCCTTTTTTAGTGCGCTTATCACACTTTGGGCCAACGACATACTCACAGCGCCCCTCAAGAGCGAGGCTGTGTACAAGTGTGCCAAGCTCCATCTCGCGGGAGGGCTTCCACTCCTGCCGCTCTTTCCACTTGTAGTACGCCGGGCAGACTGCAAATGAGTCAAGGCTGTGCTTCGATAGACCGTGCATTCCACGGTACGTTGTCATCTCTAGGTTTTGTAGTAGTTCTGTTTTCATTTTGTTATGGGTTAATTTCAAGCGCCCCGCAGCCGACAATCTTACCGGCTCCGTCACGGATGAGTTTTGTTGGACTAGCCAAATCTGTTCTGTTGGGTAGCGCAGTGCGCACATAGCCAGGGACGATGTACAGGATTCCTTTTACAGGGTCAGGCAGGTTGCTGACCTTGGCGTCTTTACAGCACATGATGGGTACACCATCAACGTCTGCCACCTTGCTTAGGTGTGAGTGTACTTTCACCGAGTAACCGCTCGGCTCGATCACGCCGTAACCAGTGATGGTAATGTCGTGAGGTGTAAGGTTTACGAGTTTATTCATTTATTAGATTTGCAATTATGTTGAGTGCAAGCATCGTCTTGCCGCTTTTTGTTTCGCCGCCGATGACTACAAAATCTCCGTATCGTATAGGACAGATGTTGTCGATAGCAGAGTAACCTGTTTTTATCCGCATGGACTCATCGTCGCCACTCTCGTAGCGTGTCAGCGCATTGAGCAGGAGCGCCTTAGTGTCCATGACCTTTGGCGGAGCAAGCTCACGGGACAGTCCCTCGACCTTCATCACGACGTCGCTCAGAAGCTCAGGCGTCTGCACGGTAGCGTCGCTAATGGCCATGAGCGTCTCGTAAGCGACATGCTGCAAGGTGCGGCGCTTGGCCGTGTTCTTGACAATGTCCACAAGGTCACCGATGGCACCAGCAATGGGCATCAGCGTGTACAGGTCGCTGAGTTGGTGAAACTCGGTCGCTGGCAGCGTCTCGCGACACTTCTCGAAGATCACGCGGATCTCGGATGAAGCGTTGCGGGACTGCTGCTGCAAGATAATCTCGCACACCCGGTGACTGAGCGGGTCGAAGATGTCGCCCACCTTGAAGTTCTTCTCGCTTATGTGGTGCAGGAACACCTCAGGATGATTCAACGCAATCGACGCTATGCCGCGCTCGGCCTCCAGCGCAGTTGGCACCACCGTGTCGGGTGGTAGCTCCACCGGCCTGCGTCTACCAGCTTTCTTGTGTTCCATTTGTAGACATCAAACTATCGCGCTTTAGTAAGGTTTTGATCGGTGTACGCACCATCGATGATGCACGGGAGAGCCAACCGTTAAGGAAGCGCCCCATGCCGCGTGGCGTCTTGCGTCTTGCAGGGTCAGCTTCGAGCCAGGCGTGTGCCTTCCATAGCTCTTGCTCGACGGTCTTCTCACCGTAGATCGTGATAAAGTCTTTCATCAGTCCAGGTGGTACCTTGTATTCCTTGCCGTCTTGGGTGAGGTACGTGATATCGTACAGGCTCATAGTCCGGCCCACATCAGGGTCTTTCTTAAGCTCATCAATCATCTCTTGTGTGGAAAAATATCGCCTGCTGGATGGCTTGAGCAATTCTAGCTCCTCGTCCGTAAGCACGGGCATGCCAGCCATTGCATCTGCCAAGTCCTGCGCGGGTTGCACAGGATCAGGTGTCACTGGTGACTCTGATTTGCTGATGAGTTGCGCTGGCTCCTCAAGGGGGACAACAAGCTCAACCCTGGTTCCTGACGTGTATGTTATATTGATGCTGATGTTCATAAAATTTGCGCGTTGTGCAGGCGCACCCCTGCTTGGTGCAGAATTATTCGAACTCTTCCTCGTTTGTCGTCTCTCGCTTTTGCCAAACCTTATGAAGCGTTGTTAAGGCAAACTCTAGTGCCTCTGCAAAAACCCGGCACTCTGCGTCTCCTCCAAAAACAATTTCAATAGATTCCACATGCTGTAGTTCTGGAGATGCGTCCGTTCTGACATTCATGTCTCCACTATCACACAGCAAACGCAAAACAGTTCTTCCGCCATGCCCGGAATCCCCGCCCTGTGGACAGTTTGTTCCAATTGAAACTGTTAATGTGGCAAAGTCTTCAAATGTCTTCGTATGTAATTTAACCTTTGGCATATTTTTATTTTAGTTGGTCTAGTCTCTCCCAGTGTCACGCCTGACTGGCAACTGGCGTTCGATCTGTACTAGTATTCGTGCGGGACAGTCACACTCACCACTCATCGACCGAGATCTCTCAGTCCTTGCTCGCCGGAAACCAGCGGGGCAGGTGTCGCAAAGATATCCATGCCATCCCTAAGTAACTTGAAGAACAGTTCGCTGCTCATCGTCACTAACCAAGGTGTACGGTTTTTCTTGTGAGCGACGATCCAAGCTTTACCAGCACCGTCACGCTCGGCCTGCTCTGTAGCCTTGATAAGATTGAGGTTCTCGACGAACTTCACTTCTTGATGCAGGTTCTTGAGCTCCTCGCAGATGACATCCGGGCTGTCCGCTCCTCCGGCGAACTGCTGACCACGCCTTGCGGTGAAGCCAGCAGCCCGGAGTTCGTCGCGCCACATGCGCTCGCCTCTACAGCCCTTGGCTCTTGAGTTTATTGGCATCGCGTTTAGCTTCCAGCCAAGCGTTGACTTCGATGAGATCAAACCGCAAGCAGCGTGCGCTGATACGGTGATGTGGGATCTTCCCTTCGCGGCACCACTTCAGGATAGTCTGAAGCGTGACACCGCACAACGTCGATATGTCTTTGGCTTTTACCATTTGAGGTCGTCCTCCTCAAGTTCAACAGGTTCGTCTTTCTTCACTAGCTTGGTCTGCGCTGAGGGGAATGCCTTCGCAAATCCCGCACGATCTGCGGAGATAAAGAGTGATGTGGCAATAGCCTGGAGTTGCTCGGGCGTCACCTGTGCTTGACCGCCAACCCACTCGGCTGCTTTGATGGCCTCAGCCATGAGCTGGGCTGCTTGGAAGAGCGCCCGCTTGGCGTCAGCTACGGTAAGCGACACTGGCGAACTTGCCTGCACAGGCTTGCGTGGGCCTGCTGCGGCTACAACTGCACCTGCGTCGTCGATGATTGCGCACTGGTCGGTGATCTTAAGTTCATTCTCGCCGCTATGGGTCGAGTGCTTCACGCTGATGCCCTGCAAGCCCTTCTTGCCTGCTTGGCTCTTGAGGGTCACCATCTGGCCCTTGAGGTCACCCATCTCGTCCGGCAACCAGAACGATGCACGGCACTCGCCGGTGGAGTCCTGAAGGACGCAGTTCTGTACCCGCCAAGGGCCAAACTTGCCCTCGCCAGTTTTAGGCGGGAACGTCGCTTTGATCGTCACCCGCATCTCGCCAATGACCGAACCATCGGCCAGATTTGCTAAGTCGCTAATTTGTGCTACTTTCATTTTTGTTGTGTTTCATCAGTGAACCATTCACCGAATGCCTAGCAAAGTATACGTTGGTCTACTACGCGCAACTACTTTTTTGATTTTATTTCGTCGTCGTCATCCTCGTCATCGTCATCATCCTCATCCCCACACTCTTCCATCCAAGAGTGTTCCAGCACTCTTTCCTTGTGCATGAGGTTGATGTGCATGTCCCGGGCGAAACGATTGCCCCAGCCAGCCTCGTAGCGGTTTGTGTTGTCCGAGTCGTTCTCATCCTGCGCTTGGACGAGGATCTCGCCACAGTCAAAGTGCTCGGACAGAATGTCCTTTGCACGTTGGATGATGGCTTGGCGTTCTTGTTCTTCGGGGCTCATAGCTTGTAGTGTGGTGTCAGGATGATGCGACCATCAGAGGTTCTGTGGTAAAACTTTTGCTTATCAGCTTTCTTTGCAGCAAGCAAAGTTCTTGTGGCGGTGCGTCCAATCTTAAGCTTGATAGCAATTTCCGAAAGAGTGTACCAGCCTGAAGGGGCCAGCTTTGCGCTGACATTGGCGGCAAGCTGAGTAAGCCAATCTCCCTTTACAGGGGCAGCTTGAAGCTTCCGTCCTTTAGTTCTTTTGTCAGCCATACAATTGTCTCATTGTCAGTATATTCGCCCCACGCCCAGCCCCTGCTCCATGTAGTTGTGGCAATCCTATTCTCCGCGTAGCCAGCCATTTCGGGATCTCCCAGCCACCCAACAGAGTAGCCAGTCACCCCTTTAATGCGCCTGCCTTCAGCGATTTGTACACGGTGGATATGCCCCATGACAAGCTTGGTGAACTTTCCGTGACACATACGCTCGGCAGAATCACGCAGGGCGTTCTCGCTGTGCAGGTATCCGTGCTGGAAGAGAGCGTCACCTAAGCCAACGAAGCCGGTCTTGAGCTTGTAGTCGTAGACCTTGCACTTGAGTGACTTGGCGCGATCGTGGATCTGGTGATAGACGCGAGTTGCTAGAGCTGAGATAATCGCTTTAGGATGGCTCATGAGCGTGACGAGCCGGGCTTCATGGTTCCCAAGCAGGTAGTGCTGTGGTCTCAGCGCCGAGATAAATGCTAGGCCATCATTGAGATCGGCTTCTGGGTCAACCGTAGCGTCGTGGCTGTCGTTGGTGATTGCGCCACTGCGCAAGCACGTCATGTCGATGGCATCACCAAGATGCAGCACCGTGTCCGGCTTCCACCGATCACGAAAGCGAAGTACCTCCTTGAGTA